GGGATACTTTGTAGACAAAGTGGAAACACTTAGCCAAAGAACACCTACTGATGAGGAAATACTTAAAGCTCTTAACGAGATAATTATGGAAAATCAAACAAATAACTAACTTAACTATTATATACTAAACATTAAAACGATTATGGATTTAAAAGAACAAATTAAAACTGCTTTAGGATTAAATACTACTGCAGAGGTAAAAATGGAGTGGCAAGCAAAGTCAGAAGATGGTACTATCTTTGTTTCTACTGCAGAAGAATTAGAGGCTGGTGTTGATATTGCAGTTCTAACTGAGGATGGTACAACTATCCCATTACCAGCAGGAACATATAAAACTGATACTGGAGTTTCTTTCAGAGTAGAAGATGAGGGAATTGTAGCTGAGGTTATGGAAAGTGAAACTGAGGAAGAAGTTGAAGAAGAAGAAGTTGAAGCTTCTGAATTAGCTGAAGATGATGGAGAAGAAGCTGATGTACAAGACTGGGCTGGAATGGAAAAGAGAATTGAGAACCTAGAAATTGCTGTAGCTAAACTTAAAGAGGATAAAGATGGAGGAGATGAAGAAACTGAAGAAGTAGAGGAGGAAGAAATGACTGCAGAGCCATCTACTAATCCTAAATCTATTAAAACTACTGAGGTTGTAGAGTTCTCAATAGAAGAATTGAAAGCTGAGAATGAAAGATTAAAAGTAGAATTAGGTAAATTACCAGGTGCAGAAAATGTAAATGTAAACAAATTTAGCTCTAAAGATAAAGCACCAGTATTAACAAAAAAACAACTAAAGAATATGTCAGCTTCTGATAAATTCTTATACAACTTAAATAAATAATTTTAAAAAAAAAGAAAATGGGAAAAACAAAAAAACACAATTTCGCTCTACAACCAGCATTGATTGATAACAATTTTTGTGGAACGGATGCTGGGTTCTACTTGGCTAAAGCTATGGACAATGCTGTTTCACTAGACCAAATTACTACTATTGAAAACATCAAGTTCAAAACTGCATTAACTATTGGAGCTAGTGAGCAAATTGTAGCAGACGCTAATTGCGACTTTTCTAAAGGTGGTGGTTTGTCTTTAACAAACAGAATATTAGAACCAAAAAGACTGCAGGTAAATACTGAGATATGCAAATCAGTTTTGTTATCTAGCTGGGAAGCATTACAAATGAGAGCAGGAGCTTGGAACGATACTTCTCCAAGATATGAGGACTTTTTAGTTTCACAAATAGCTCAAGCTATTGGTAATTCAGTAGAAAACTCAGTATGGAAAGGAGCTGATGCAAATACTGGGCAATTTGAAGGATTTACAACGGCTTCTACTGGTACTTTTGCAAACGATGCAACTGTTGTAACTGGTGGTACTGGTGCAACTTTTTCTGCAACGAATGTAATTGCTGAGATAGGGGATGCTGTTGCTTTAGTTCCTGCAGCCGTTTACGGAAAAGAGGATTTAACTATCTATATGAATTACAAGACTTATAGATTTTACTTGTCAGCTATTAGTGCATTAGGATATGTAAATGCTTATAATATGAATGGAGATTATGTTCCAGTATTTGAGGGTGTTAATATCTCAGTAAACTATGGAATGCCAGATAACCAATTAGTAGTGGCTCAAAAATCTAACTTATTTTTCGGAACAGATTTAATTTCTGACCAGACTGAAATTCGTTTATTAGATATGACTGCTTTAGATGGTTCTGACAATATGAGAATTATCGCTAAATTCTCTGGAGGTGTACAGCACGGAGTAGGAGCTGATATCGTTTGGTACAAATAATAACTAATAACTAACCCTTTAAAACAATAAAAAATTATGGCTTGTACACTTATAACAAAAGGGAGAGAATTAGATTGTAATAGAATTTCTGGTGGTGTAAAATATGTTTATTTCGCAATATATGACACTACAACCGTAACTCAGTCTTGGACTGGTGGTACTGCAGGAACCGTAACTGATATCGCAATGGCAGGAGCTACAGAGCTTTACCGATATGCTTTGCCAAGAGGTACTGCAAGTGCAACTGATACGATTACTGGTTCAACAGAAAATGGAACAATTTTTTACACTCCAACGATACAAATACTTTTAAACAGATTAACGGCTGCAGACCAGAACGAGATAAGATTACTCGGACAAACTCAGCTTATTATATTTGCTCAACTTAATGCTCAATTACCAGGAACAGACCACGATATGATTATATGTCTAGGTGCTGTAAATGGAATGCAGTTAAACGCTGGTTCAGAGATGACTGGAGCTGCCTGGGGAGATAGAAACGGATACGACCTTACTTTTGATGGTATGGAAGCTAATCCTATCTCAGTAGTAGCAGATTATAGTACAGACCCATTTGATAATATTGATGGTGGTTCTGCAATACCTATAGATGACGATTAAATCTTATTTGTAG